GCGAGTGGCTAAAAGCGTTCGACGGTGTTTATCCTCCAGGAACCTGGCGCTTAGATTACAATTAAAATATATATTAGTATGAGTATTAAGTGCAGTGGTGCTTTAATTTACGCTTTAGACACTAAAAGATTTTTATTTTTATTTCGTAAGCAAAGCAAAAACAATAATGTTTGGGGACTAGCAGGCGGTACTAACGAGATAACCGAAGCTCCCGGGCCAGCACTGTATCGTGAAATATACGAAGAAGTAGGCAATATTGATGTTATTAAAACGTTTCCGTTAGAGACATTTGTTAGTACAGATAAAAAGTTTAACTACTTTACGTATCTATGTACAGTTAAAAAAGAATTTATACCTGCGCTAAACGACGAGCATTCCGGCTATGCTTGGTCAAGCTATAATGATTGGCCGCAGCCATTACACCAAGGCATTGTAAAGACGCTGCGTAGTAAGACAATTAGAAAAAAATTACAAACAATTTTTTCTATTTTAAATTAAATAGTAACAAACTCAGCTAATCGTGGCTTGACGATTTTCTCTTGTTCGAGCCAGTTGATCGCTAGCTTCTTTACACGCATGTCGTTTGATTCTCGATAAAATGTACTGTCGCTTAAATGATCTAGATGATCGTATAAAGATTTTAAAGCATCTTGATCTGTTAAACCTGCTGTCTTAATTCTTTCTAGTATGTTAGAAATAATTTTATCGCCCTCTTGTGTATCCATACCAAACGACATAGTTAATCCTTACTTGTCAAAATTGTGAAGAACTGTTACAGGCTTACCAACATCCGGTGCGCTTGTAAATTCTAAGTAGTACCCAGTTGGTCGAGCAGTTCCGTCTCCGCTACCTGCTCCTGTTGCAGTAAACACCGTACCGGGACTACTGTTAGCAGCACCAATAAGTGTAAAGTTTGTTGTACCAGTAGTAGTAATAATGTATTCTGTGCTTGTTACGAAACTACCGGCAGTAATTTCTTGCCCTGTGCTTGCGCTTGACGGATTTTGTACAAGTGCGTAGTTTGTAGTTGCTAACTGAAATACGTTTTCGACTAACACTAAAACATTTTGAGCAGCAGCAGGTTCAACGTAGTCTGTGTCTCCGCTGTCAAGCGGGCCAAACATAGTAATAGTAGCATCACCGTTACCTAAGCTCTGCTGAGTAATAGTAGTTGGTTCTTTAAATCGCATCTTGCGTAGTGCACCATTTTGATAACATTCAAATTCGTTTGAATCAGTGTTATAACGAATGTGACCTTCAGTATAGCTAGTAACAACATTAGCATCAGTGCCTTTTGGCACTAGCATCATGTCTGTACTATCCATTACTACTTGTCCGTTAACATCAAATATAATGCCCTTACCGTTTACAGTAGCACGATTAGTAGTTTGTCTTTTAACGTATCTCATTATGCTTCCATGTAGCTAACAATAGCTGATAAAGTAGTGTTCGAAGCTGTAAAGCTTACTTTGTCACCTGCGTCGAGTATAACACGGCTAAAGTCCCAAACAAACGTGTCAGTGCCGTCGACCGGTATAGCATTTCCAATTCTATTTACACTTGTGCTCAAGCTGTCACCGCTTGGAATAAAGTGTAGATCGAAAGTTTCTTGACTGCTGGAATTATTACAAACACTGATGTTTAGTATTGCGTACTTCTTGCCAGCTGGCACTGTAATTGCGTCAAGTTGTGCTACAGTTAGTTGATTAGTTGCGATTGCCATTTTGTTTCCTTAAAACAACATTGCGAATAGCAATGCTTTATCTTTACTTATTAGTTCGCCAGTAGAACTGTTGTCGTTAATGAAATATACACCAGTGCCGCCTACGTCTTCTGCTTTAGCATATATCTTTGTGCCATCTGTCGGTGCTGCTGGATCTGTAATTTCAGCTAAACTTATTGGGAAAGCAGTAGTTATAGAACCAGTTCCGTTTGCACTCAGCGCTAAGTCTGCGTCTGTAGTAGTTGATAAGATTCCGTTATCTTCAATTTTAATTTCTTCTATTTCAGTACGATCATCATAGACTAAAACACGAGTATTTGAATCAACAGCTAATCGAATTAAACTCGGCGAGCTCGATGTATCAAAATCCTCAGGACGGACAAAAGTATCTCCGTCAGTTAGTGTAGCTACACCGCCTGCTGTTAATCTGTATGTAATTAAATCGTTTACTGCCTTAGCACTAGTTAACGCATCGTCGTCGAGTACATGACCGCTACCCGGGTCAGTAATAATGCCGCCGGAGTAGTTAAACACATTCTCTTCGTAAGTAGTTACTCCCTCAACACTTACTATACTATTCACTGGTGTTAAGTTTAACTTACTAGACGATCGTATGCTGTTTGTGCCTAGTGGCATAAAGTCGCCGTTAGCGTCTTCTAATTTCCAGCTTCCGGTGCCGCTTGCTCCGTTTGTATAAAATGCTAATTGATCATCAAACACTATACGAGCGTTATCATAGTCGCCTCGATCAACTTCTAAGCCGGCTTTGTAATCTAATGACGAACTAATACCGTTTCCTGTCTGACCATCGTTAACAATGATAATATTATCATTAATAGTAACTACAGTCGATTCAATAGTAGTGCTTGTGCCTTGTACTTCTAAGTTACCACGTACAACTACTGTACCTTGTAGTGAACTTGCGTCAGCAGTAGTGTCAAGAGTAATAGTTCCTGCTGAACCATTATCAACTATTACCTTGTAATTATCATCAGTGACTCTTAATACTCTTGACATTTACTTTCCTTAAATTGCTACCAGACGAATAATGGTTTCTGTAGAGTCATCTTCTACGGACCATGTGTACTGATTGTTATTGTAATCAGTAGCCTTACGACCAGTAATTTTCTTCAGTGTTACACGACTTTCGCCGCCGTCTACTGCTCCGAATAGAACCATTTCGTTAGCAGCTAAAGCAGAAAATGCTTTGTCTACTAGACGACAAACAGCAGTTGCGTTACCTGCGCCGTTAGATACTGTAAATTTGTTAGAACCTTTTTGGTTAACAATGTACGCAGCAGCATCGCCGGAACCACCTACATGTGCTTCTACACGAATGTTTTCTTGTGTTTCAGTACCAGCAGCACGCTGGTCAGCAGTAGCTGGATCACCAAAGAATCTTTTGTTTAAAGGACGTCCCATTTGTTTCTCCTATGTTGACGTTCTAGGTCAATACGCTGCGGGTAACAGCATAAGTCTTAGACATTGTATTTATCAACATAAAAGAAAAGGCATACTAGCTGATAACACTAGTATGCCTAATTACAAATCATCATAAGATAGGTTGTATTTAGAATACGACCACACAGGTTGCTTGTGGTGCTGCTGCGTAGACTTCTTTGGATACTGGTGTCTCGTTTAGTTGCACGAGAAGGTTCATAGACACGATCCCGTCGGTGGACACGGCAGTTGCTACCACACCGTACTTAACACCTTCTACATCGGCTTGAACCGGAATTGGAAACCCGTCCCAATCATCAGTCGTTGCTGGGATGTCAAAGTTGGCTGAAACCCAGTTAGGGCTCAACAGTGGCGTGATGCGACGGTAGAAGATTGTATCGGCGATCGGGTCACCGTTTTCTTCGCGACCAACGATTTCCATCCGTTTGTAGTAGCTTGTTTCGCAGACGACTTCTTCAGACTCAACGTTGAAATGATGCTGTTTGAATTCAGCAGTCTCGACAGATGGTTCACTGGAACCGAATACCAGTAAACCAGCTACCAAACCAACGATAGCGAAAACAGCGCCTGAAATAGCAGTAGACATAAGTACGTTTTTCATAATGTAGTCCTTTAATGTGTATTATTACTATAACGCACAATAAAGTTTTTGTCAATTAAAAAAAGTCAAAAAAATAGGACCCGTAGGCCCTATTTTCTTGTATTAAGCTAAACTTAGCTAAAGGAAACGTTACCGTTAGTAATAGCAACCTTAGCTAGGTAGTCTGCTGCGTTACCCAAGGACGAAGCAGTGTTAGAAAGTTCAACATAACCGTAACGGGTTAGGAAGCTAACTACTGGCTCGAATGTGCTTGGGTCCAGTACTACACCGCTGGACATTAGCGGAATGTATGGACAGTAGAACGCTGCTGCGTCAGATTCGCTAGAACCTTTGTAACCAACTAGTACTGCTGCACCGTCGGATGCGTAGGTGTTCACGTAAACCTTCATAGCATTGTTAAGAGTACCAACCATCTTAGTGTTAGTTGGTGCTTCGAAAGTACCTTCAGTTGTACGAGCGAACGCAGAAGTAGTTGCGGACTGAAGAATTGTAAGTGCTAGTGGACTTACAACTGCCCAGTTACCAGCGCCACGACGTGTACGCTGAGCAATTAGGTTGCTTGCTCTGTTGATCTGAACAGCAAGTGCTGCGTGCTCATCACCAACGAAAGTAGCTGTACCAGATACTGCTGCTTGATCGTATGTTTCAACTGCTGTACCAGCTAGAGTGTCTAGGCTGGATAGTACTTCTTGGTCGATTTCAGCAGTAATTTCTTGTGCCAAAGCAGCCATAATTTCTGCTTCGATGTCGATGCCATGCTGCGACTGTGCGTCTTGCGCACCTTCGAACGTCCAGCGAGCGGATAGCTTGCGGGATTTAGCTTCAACAGTCTGCTTCAAGATCTGAATGCTTAGACGGTTACCAGCGGAGCCTTCAAGTGCTGCTGTGCTATCTGCTTTAGCAGTAGTAGCGTTACCGGAGTAAGCTTCAGCAATCTTGAATGGGCTAAGTGCTTCTTCACCAGCTACTGCACCAGCAGCGCCAGCACCTGCAGTGTCGCTGTAGCGAACACGTAGGGTGTGAATCTGACCAACTGGACCAGTCATTGGCTGTACGCCGACTAGTTCGTTAGCAATTACTGTTGGCATAACACGTCTGATTACAGGAAGAATCACACGGTTAAGGGTTGCAACGTTACCAGCAGATGTAGCGCCAGCTGTTGCACTCTCTGAAAGATACTTGCGAGTATTTTCAAGAGTTGCTTCCATTACGGACTTCTTGTTGCCTGCTAGGCCTTCAAGTAACGCCACTTTAGTGTCGTTCCAACGTCCTTCTAGTAGTTCTGACATTTTTGGTCTCTCCTTATTTTAAGCCTGCAAGACGCTTGAGATCAACTACGTTGCCCTCTGCCTCTGCTGTAGAACTGTTATTAATTATCTTATTGCCTGTTATTTCTGTGCCTTCGTTAATCTGTGCCTTTTTACCAGCTGCAGGCTTAGGAGTGTCCCCTTCAATCACCGCAGGTAAGTATTTGTTAAACGCTGTCTCGAGCTTGTTAGTTTGAACGCTTTCTAGTAAATCGTTCATGATCTCTTTCTGCTTCACGTTAAGTGGAGCTAGAAGACCATCAACCTTGTCCTTACGTTCCATGCTCTCTTTCAGAAGCTTGATTTCAGTATTCTTGCTTTCTGATAGTTTTTTGGCAACAGCAACCGCCTTCGCCGCCTCTTTAAGCTTTGCGTCTTTTTCAGACACAACGTTTAAGAGTCTTGCTGTTTCGGACTTCTTGTTTAAGTGACTTCCAACATATTCTTGCTGGTAGGATTCAAACAATCTACGCCCAAAATCATTTTCACGTGCAATTGTGATATCTTCTTTAAGTTGCGATAGTTCGCTCTTAAGTGATTCACTTACAACTCTGTTAACAAGTTGCGCACTGTTCTTGACAAAGTCTTTCTTTACTTCGTCAAATGCGTTTCTTGATTCACGCATTAGTCTAACCTTAGTTTCAGCTAGATCTTTCTTATCGCTATAGAATTCCGAAATCTCTTTAGTAAGAGCTTCGATAACAAATTCTTCTAACTTTTCAAATTTAGCTGCTACTGATTTTTGATCTTCATGTAGTTCAGAAACTTCTGTGCCTAGCTGCTCCATTACAAAACCTTCAAGCTTATCAGCATTTTCACGCATAGCTACAGCATACTTTGCTTTAGCTTCTGCTAGTTGCTTACGATCTTCTTGGAATTCTGCAATTTCTTCAGCAAGCGACTCACCAAGCATAGTATCAATGGACTCGACCATTGTTTGCTTGTCGTGCTCGTATTTGCGTGCGAATTCTTCACGTAGCTCAGCAGTTGCCTGCATCTTGTTTTCGTGAAGCTTCTTTTCCCACGCTTCTTCGATGTCTGCACGGATTTCTTCCGATATTACATTACCTTCAAATAATGTTTTTAGTGCATCCAACATATTATTCTCCTGTTATTGGAGACCGTTGATTATGTTAACCAACGATTCTTTTAGATATTTTTGTGCCTTTGTGTCGCTAACGACGTCTTTGCCTAGTTGTATTGCCTTATATCCGCCTTTGGTATTCATTAGGTGTTCGTAAATAGCACTTGGGTAAGCGCTCGGCGCACTTGGTTGTGCTACAATGTCAACGGTTACAATTTCAAAATCGCTTACGTTGCCACTACCGTCTTCACTTACGTTACCAGAACCTCTACTGGAAACACCTAACTTAACACCGCTTTCGAGCATAGTCTTAACTAGGTGGCCCATTGGTGTAGGCAAGATTTTCAACTTGCCTAACCCTTTTGAGTCTTCACACCACATAGTTTCGATCATGTGTGACACACGATCGAGGTTGATGTTAAGACCTTCAGGATGATCAACTTCACCGAGTACCGAATAGCCGCCTTTGATCTGTTCATTGATAGATTCGACAGCTTTTTGAATTTCATTCACAGGGTAAACACGTTGGTTAGCGTTCTTAACGCCACCTTCGATAAAAATTCCTTTCATGAACAAATCCTTGCCTTCATTAGTAGACTCGACAACTATCTTGGCCTCGTCAAATGTTAGGTTTTCTCTTAAGTTGATCATCCTGATTCCTTTCAAGCTAACTTACGCTTTACGTACCGGAGACTTAGCACCATCGCTTTTCTTATCAGCACCCTTAGGTCCCTTGCTTAGCTTCTGTGTCTTTGCGCTCGGAGTATTTACGTTGCCCATGTTCTCTTCTTTAGCGGAAGGAGCAGGACGGCCTTTAGCTTCGCCACCGCCGACGATATTTGCAGCATTGCCGCCCATGTCGTTAGCACCAGCTACTGGAGACTTACCGTCGCCGTTGTCGCCTTTGCCTGGCTTGTCGTTTTCAGCAGTTTCTGGCTGTGTGTACTCGTCAAGCTTCTTAAGGTAAGATGCCATCATTTCGGACTCGTTCTTAGGCTCATCGTCTTCGTCGTCTTCGTCTTCAGCTTCGTTAAAATCAAAAGATTCTTCAACGTCGTCGTCGTCTTCGTCTGCTTCAACGTCAGATTCTAGATCGTCAGTTTCGTCGCCGCCTAAGTCTTCGTCTTCCATGTCCATTTCTGGACCTTCCATGTCGTCGTCTTCGCCTTCTTGATCAGCAAAAAGTTCGTCCATCTCAGCTTTTAAGCTATCAAGCATGCCTTCGAGATCGTCAACACGATCTTCTAGCTCACCTTCGCCTTCTTCGCCCATGTCGTCGTCCATGTCATCCATTTCCATGTCGTCATCATCGCCCATGTCCATTTCCATGTCCATTTCTGGACCTTCCATGTCGTCGTCACCTTCTTCTAGGTCAAAGTCTTCTTCAATGTCAAAGTCTTCTTCTAGATCAAAATCTTCGTCCATGTCTTCAGCATCGTCATCTGCTTCGTCGTACATGTCGCCTTCAAGTAGGCTTTCGTAAATACTTCTAGACTTGTCTACTACGATCTCGTGGAAAAGATCTTTTGCGCCTTGAGTGTCTTCGTTAACTAGACGCTCAAGCATTTCTTCGAACTTATTGCGTTCCATTGTATATCCTTTCTAATACATAATTTATTTACAAACAAGAAAAGATACCTTCACCTAATAAAGGAACCTAAACTGTGAATGATTGTAAACTGTCCCTTTATTTACGTATATTACTAAAAAACCGATAGTTTTATGGCATTTTTTGGTATATTTTATATTAAGATTGAGTAATCTTATTACAAAGCTAATTTTTGTTGTTAAACAACTCAATAAACACTTGTTTTCTCATAGTTCGCAAATTATTTAATTTTGCCAACTCCGGCGGCATAAAAGTATCGTGATCAACTACTCTTACGTACTGTACTGTAGGATTTTGCTCAATTACAGTTTTAGTTTGTTTAAGCCAGTTACCGTAGTATGTTGCGCCGTCTGATGATTTTTTATAGTTATTGGTGTCAGAGAATATGTTATTAAATCTTCGGCCATCTTGTAAACCTTTATAGTCGAATCCTAAAATATAGATAACTTTAAAGCCTTTTTCTGTTGACATGTGTAAGGCAGTAGGTCCACTACTCCAACCTTTAGATGGCTTAAAATAGTTTAAATTCTTTAAATTTTCATAAGCTTTGTTGTAATTTGTCCATACTTGATTGTGAACATTGTAACCTTCTCGATTAATTTCGAGAATCATTTTAACGTCAACAGCAATTAAATAATCAGGCGTGTTATGCCTATACAAGCCGTTACAACCAAATACCACGCCGTGCTTACTTAATTTGTGAATATCAATAGCACTACGGCTAGTTCCGTTGCCTACGACAAAAGCAGTGCCGGCGCTTGCGCTAGCATCTAGTTTAGGAGCTACATGTTCAAGTTTTTCTTTTTGTTCTCGAGCAATGCGTTTTGCTTCACGCTTTTGTTGCTTTTTTATTTGCTTCTCTTCTTTTGAAAGAGTCATAATAATTAGATACCACCCGCCTCGGCTGGTGCTTTATACTGATCTCTAATCTTAGTAAGTTCTAATTGCTTTTGCTGATCATGGAACTCACTAGCTTTGCGAATCTTGCTAATATCTTTAAGCCGCAGACGTGTTACCCGAGTATCATCGGCTTTCACAATAGAAGCGTCGTCTCCTATATCATAGGACACGTCTTCTTTGTCTTCCATAGTTTCGTCAAAGTAAAAAAATTCTCTTAGCAACATACTATTATTTATTCCTAAACTGTTATTCTGTCGGTGGTGCTTGCGCACCAGCATCAGGTGCTGCCGTTGTAGTATCTGGCATGTCACCTTCGCCTGCTAGATCTATAGCAGCATCATCTGGTAGCTCGGCATCTAGGCCGCCAAGGTCAGCGCCCATTCCAGCACTACTTATTCCGCCCATTCTCATTTCAGCGCTAGCATCCATTGCCGGGGTTTCTTCTTCAGCAGCATTTTCCTCTTGCCACATCAACTCGTTTTCAGCAATCTCTTCTTTAGTTAATCCTAAGAAGCGTTCTAGCGCAAAACGATTTGAAATGTAAGGCAGTGCTGCCATTTGACCAAATGTTGGCACTCTAGCATTGTCAAGCTCTGCTTGTCTGTAACTAGCAAAGTTTTGAGGCTTAACAAAAGATAAGTCAAACATTTCAGTATCAATGTTTACACCTTTAGTAATCAAGTAGCGCTTAAATTCTTTGTTAAAGGTCTCAATAAGAAGACCTTGTAGTCTTTCGCAATAGGTGTTAAATCGTAATTCTTGAATGTACGCTGTGCCTACTCTGCCGTCTTGGAAGTTAGCAGCACCGTCATCAGCGCCGGTTGGTAAGTAGCTTGAAGGAATACGCAAGCCACGTACAAGTTTGTTAGTAAAGTACCGTAAGTCGTCGATCTCACCAAGGTTAGTACCACCTGGCAGTGTTTCGACTTTAGAACCACGACCTTCTGC